GTAGTAAGGAACAACTTGACGAGTCAATTAGACCTCAAGCCCATTCTGATTATGTCTACGATTATATTGATACTTATGGTAATGATGTTGATATCATGGTAGAGGCTAAACACAAAGAACTTGCCGTAAAAAAATACATGGAGTTACATGGTGTATCTTGACCACTTTGACAAGTTTAAGAACCAAGAACCATATCTTCACATCGATGAAAAAGAATGGACTTACATAAAGGATACATTCGAGAAGGATGATGTAAAGGAATCTCTGGCAAAAGTCGCTATGGACTATCCAATGCCGACTATGGAGATGACCGAAGAAGATTGTCGTAAGGATTTCAACAAGTTGAAAGGAACTTGGGTTTATGATATTCTTAAAGAAGGTGAATGGTTTGCTCGTTCCGAAGAGGGTTATGAGTGGCCTTTAACTTATAAGGGTGAACAATGGTACTTCGCTAGAAATAACATAGGTAACAAATCATCTAACTATTTCCAACAAGATAACAGATGGTCAGTAGATGGTTCAGTATCACCAGGTCCCAAACGAACTTGGGAGTCTGAAAAGTTCATGACATCTTTGATGGGTTCAGCATATAGTCTGAAACTACCAAAGATAGATAGGTCAGCATTAAGAGTAATGTTAGGACTTCGTAAGTACATCTGTAGTCAGTTCAAACCGAATGTGGCAAAAGCTCTATACGACTTATTTAAGGTCAAAAATGTTATGGACTTCTCGATGGGATGGGGAGATAGGTTAGCTGGTTTCTTTGCTAGTCAGAACACCGAGTTGTATGTTGGTGTCGATCCTCGTAAAGAGAACCATCCGATTTACAGAGAACAGGCTGATTACTACGAAGGTCAACTTACGATGTTTGAGTCGATGAAAAAGGTTGACTTCTATTGTGAGGCCGCTGAGGACTTTTACTATGATGGTTATGAAGATACATTTGATATTATATTTACATCACCACCTTATTTTAATGTGGAAAGATATAGTCATGATGATACTCAAAGTTGGGTTAGATATAAAGACATTGATAATTGGAATAATCAGTTTTTACATAGAGCCCTTGATAATATGTTACCGACTTTAAGAAGTGGTGGTAAGCTATGTGTCAATATATCAGACGTTTACGGAAATTCTAAGTGGTCAACTGAGAGGGGTTGGTCAAAGATTTGTGACCCGATGAATGAGTATCTTGACGAATTTAGAGATATGGAATATATTGGTTGTATAGGTATGGAAATGGCAAAACGACCAAATAGTGGTGGAGCTGGTACGGCAAGGGATAAGACACAATATAGTGAAGAGTCTTTAAAACTTGCAGAGGAAACAAAGGACAAAAGGTTCTGTGAACCAATTTGGATATGGGAAAAGAAATAGAACAAAGATTTAAAAAGTATTATAATATGGAGCCGTATATCAACATACCGCATGATGAGTGGCAATCCATACTCAAGGACTATGAGAAAGATGATATCATAGACGAGTTGGCAAAGGTGTTACATACCTACGAACCACCGATTCAGAAGATAACAGAAGAAGACACAATTGATGCTCTGAAAAAACTAAAATCAACTTGGTGGAATGATATCTTACTTGATGGTGTTTGGTTTCCAAGAAACGATACAAAGACAGATTACGACCTACGATTTGATGGAGAGTGGAAGTATCTCAAGAGGGTAAATGCGGGTAACAACGCCTCTAATCCATTTCATATCGAAAATAGATGGAAGGTTGATTGGGTTAGAATGCCAAGTGGATGGAAAACATGGCAAACAGAAAAGGGAATTAAAACAATTATCAGAGCCTATTTCAGTTTAGAAAAGGTTCTAACAGAAGTTAACGAAAACACATTGAGGATGGCAACCACTTTAAGAAAGTATATTGCATCTCAATTCAAACCAAGTATTGCAAAGGCCTTTTATGACTATTTTGGAAGTAATCATGTACTCGATTTTAGTGCTGGTTGGGGTGATAGGTTGGCTGGGTTTTATTGTGGAGAGACAACAAAATCATATGTCGGGATTGACCCGAATACCAACAATCATCCAAACTATCAGAGACAAGTGGAATTCTATAAGAAACATCAAACATTCTTCGAAGAAGAAAAGAAAGTAGATTTAATACCACTACCAGCAGAAGATGTTGATTTTACTGAATATAAAGAACACTTTGATACGGTGTTCACTTCACCACCTTATTTTAATACCGAGAAATATTCCGAACACGACACACAGAGTTTCAGAAGATACACAGAGATAGATAGTTGGAATAAAAACTTTTTACATAAGGCCTTGGGTAACATAATTCCAGCGATGAAGAAAGGTGGTATTCTTGCGGTTAATATTGCAGATGTATATTGTGCTAAAAAGAAGGGATATCTTGACATCTGTAATCCAATGAACGATTTCATAAAATCACAAGGACTAAAATACAGAGGATGTATTGGTATGGAAATGACCAAAAGGTTCAACTCGGCTGGAGCTGGTAAAGCTGCGAGTGATTACTTTTCAGATGATTTTCAAGACAAGGCCTTGGATACAAAAAATGATGCTTTTGGTGAACCAATTTGGATATGGGAGAAATAATATTATATACTTATTAATAGATGAGTCCAGAGAATCCAATAATCCAAGTGGTTATATGGATATTCTATATAGGATTATGTCTTTTAATAGCAAAAATATGGTGGGATAACACATGAATCAGGCTGATAGAAAAGAATTTGAGTTAATACACGAAAAGATAGACAATATCAAAGAAGATATAAAAGACATGAAACATGAGATGTCAATGGCACATGGTAAAACAGAAGAGTCTCTGAGATTCATGAAAGAAAACCTCTTTAACCCGCACGAGGGACTTTGGGCTGAAACTAAACAAAATACTCAGTTCAGAGAAAATTCCCAAAAATGGAGAGGTATCATCGGAATAGGTTTTATAGGATTGGTTATTGAAAAAGTCTGGTCAATATTCACATAAATTAAAACAACTTGAAAAATGGATGGATTGGTTGGAGACGCCAAATAAAGATTTTGGTGGATTTCCACCATGTCCGTTTCTTGCACCTGAACGTAAACAAGGTAAGTTACTAATTGATTTTTACGATTATACAGAAAACTCACTGTTTAGCCAAATAGAAGAGTTTAATAAGGATGATAACTACACTACAGCATTATATCTACATGTCAATGGTGAGTGGAGAAAACAAAAAACTAAGGAATATGAGGCCTGGATAACAAGTAATTTGGATATGATAGGACTTGGTCTTCTAAAGGCTATATGTTTTAGTCCTTGGGAGAAGGTAAAAAGAAACGGAGTTAGAACAAGAGTACAGGCACCTTGTTTTATCACGTCCATAACTACACACAAATCGTTAGATGATGCTTGGAAGAAAATAGTCAACACAAAATATTGGAATAAAAATAGATAAAGTGCTTGACTTATATGTATATTTGGAGTTAAGTTTACTATATGAGAAATAAAGAAAGATATAACAAAGAGATAAAGAGTCTCAGAAAGCTATTGGCTGATAATCAATATACAAGGACATTGTCAACCACTTATCATGGTTTTTTGAATGATATGCACATGAAATTAATTGGTGATGGAAATGTGACACCAAAGATGATAAAATCAATAGAAACGGCTATTCATTGTTATGGTAATTATAATAGACCTGATATTAAGATTCAAAGGGATAATATGTTAGCTAAGATAACCAAGTTAAAATACTTATTATCACAATGTGGTTATACTCAACAATATGAAAGAGAAAAAATGGAGTTCTTAGATAGTATAACGAGTAGGGCACATTCGAGGGGTAACCTAACACCTAAACAGGCAAAATATGCCAATAATTTATATAAACAATTCAACAAGAGGATTTTACCTTAAGTGCATTTTTTTGAAGAAAGTGCTTGTAACTGTTGTTTTTTATTCGTAGCTTTAAGTGTAATTAAAAGGGAGTTTTTGAGTGAGTAAATATAGTGATTTTTGGTTTGATAATCGGAGGACAAGTTTGGTCGATGACCTGTTGTCCCTTGATGATGACAAACCAGTAAAAAAAGGTAAAGACCACATCGCTCTTGCTGGTCACAAAAGGGCAATTGCTAATTTTGTCCGTATCGTGAGTGGTGAAAGTATTCCTGTCAAATTTCCATCTCGTGGAGATAGTTATACTGATGGTAAGTCTGTTACTATCGGTGCTAATATCAATGAGAAGAACTTTGACTATGTTGTTGGTCTGGCTCTTCATGAGGGTAGTCACATAGCCTACTCTGATTTTAATGCCTTCGGTGAAGTTCGTAAGATGTCAAAAATCAGAGAGTTTGAACTAACCTATGAAAAGATGGAGTTCTTTCGTGGGATAATCAATTACATTGAGGATAGACGAGTCGATAGTATTGTCTTCAGAGGTTCACCTGGCTACAAGGGTTACTACCATAGTCTTTACAACAAGTATTTCAATGGTAAGAAAGTTGCCAAAGGTCTTAATTCACAGATGTATCGTGAGTTGGACTTAGATTCTTATATGTTCAGAATCGTTAACTTCACTAATGAAGCTACTGATTTTGGTTCTCTTCCAAGACTAATTGACATTTACAAACTAATCAACATGAAAAACATCTCAAGACTAAAATCTACTGATGATGCGATTCAGTTGGCAAAGTCTGTTTGTGAGATTGTCTTCAAGATTGTAGATAGTGTCAAACAACCTGAAGAGGGTAATAGTCAAGGTAACAACGAAAATACCGAGAGTGGTGAAAATAAAGAGTCTGAAGGTAGTTCTGATGGTGGTGGTAGTTCTGATGGAGATGGAACTGAGGTTGATACTGGTGATGCTCAGATGACTCCTGAAAGTGGAGAACCTACTGAGTCAAATGGTCAAGAGTTATCACCTCAAATGCAGAAACAAATTCAGAATATGTTTGATAAACAAAAAGAGTTCTTAGATGGTAAGACCAAAAAGACTCAGTTGACCAAGAAAGATTCTCAGATTGTTGACGCTCTTTCAAACTCAAATACTGAGTTGGTTGAGACTGGCGATGGTAGAATTGGTAAGGTTGGAACTGTTGTGATTCCATCACTAACTAAGGAACTTATCGAAAGTGGTGCCTTTCCTTTCTTTCGTAAACTTGATAATTCTTCTTGGGAGTACACGAGTAGTTATGGTGGTGGTGCCGAGATGATTGAGACAATTGACGAAGGTCTTAGACTTGGTGCTATTCTTGGTAAAAAACTTAAGATTCGTGGTGAGGAAAAAGACTTGATTTTCACAAGACAAAACACTGGTAAGATTAACAAAAGATTAATCTCCGAGTTGGGTTTTGGTAATGAGAATGTCTTTTCCCAAGTGGTTAAAGAAAGATATAACAAAGCTAACTTACACTTGTCGATTGATGGTTCTGGTTCCATGAGTGGTGGAAAGTTTGAAAAAGCCATCAAGTCTGCGGTTGCGATTGCTAAGGCTGCCGATATGGCTGGAAACATTCATGTGACTGTCGATGTGAGATATACTCATAATGACAAGCCTGTTGTTGTCATCATTTACAATAGTAAGAAAGATAAGTTGACTACTATCAAAACTCTTTGGAAGACACTAAAACCAAGTGGAGTTACTCCTGAGTCACTATGTTACGAGGCTATTATGAAAAAGTGGTTAGGTGGTACAAATGGTGAGGATAACTACTTCATAAACTACTCAGATGGGGCGCCTTGGTTTTCTACTGGTGGTAGAGGATATAATAATCCTGATGTTTACTATTGTGGTGACAGAGCCATTGACCACACTCGTAGAATGACTAAGTTGATGAGAAACAATGGAATCAAAATCATGAGTTATTTCATTTCAAATGGAACACCTTACGAAAGTGATGTTCAGACTTTCAAAAGAATGTATGGTAAGGATGCGAGTTTCATTGATTCCACAAATATGATGAACGTTGCGAAAACAATGAATGACAAGTTTCTTTCGAAGTAAATGATTAGAAAGTGGTTACATAACAGAAAACTCAAAAACAACCCGATGTGTCCTTGTGGGTGGCGAATGATTGACCACCCACGAAGGCACTTTACACACTATTGGACGTGTATATGGGATGTATGTACCTGGGAAGCATTTGCACAAGATGGTGGAAAGGTAAAATATTGGTATGGCTAATATAAGTCAAAATATGTTGGTAGAAAAACTTGAGATGCTCATAGAGTTATGTGTGGAAACTGAACCTACACCAAAACAACTTCTGAAGATGTCTGGTGAGAAAAATGCTGACATGACAGACCTATTTACGCCTGAACTTATCGATGCTAAATTCTATCTACAAGAAGTTTTAGAGGGTAGTTATGAGATACACGAAATGACAGAAATCATGAGGGGAGCTAATACTATCTGGCGATGGAGACAAAAAGTCAAAAAAGATGGATGGCCAGATATGTCTAATATTGAGTATAGATGTGGTGACTTACTGAAACAGAAACAAAAGATAAATGCGATTAAGGAATACAGAGCATATATGCATGACCGAGGTAATAAGGTGAGTTTGAAAGAATGCAAAGATTGGGTGGATAGGTTAATGGTGAAGATGGACTTGGACAATTGAGAGATTTGGGGAAATTTTTTTTGAGGGTTATATATATAATCCATAATTATTAATAAGGAGAAGTATAATGAAATTACATGAAATAGTAGATAGTTTAATAGAGTTGTCAACACATGATATGCCCGAAGAAGCTCGTAAATCACTTGATGATGCCATAGATAATATAGTATCGAGTATGACCGAACTACAATTACAAAATATCGTAGAGGAATCGTTTGGAAAGATGGTAGGTGAAGAGGAAGAGATTCAAGCTATTAAATCCATGATGGAAGGTAATATTGCGATTGCCTAAATACGTTAAAATACATCGTGAAGATTGGGTTCGAATGATGTTTTGTGTAAAACACCTAATGAGGTTACATCCCGAATATAATGAATTAATAATGACGTTCTATGCCAAAATGTTCGACAAGTATCCATATAATGAAAAAGACCCGTTTGATTTCGAAGAACCAAGACCAAGAACTACAATTGAACGTTCCCTTGATGAGTTGGTCGACTTGAATGATAAAGAGAAAAAAACTACAAAAAAAGAATTTAGTAATGATTTAAACCTTATGCTAGTCAACTTAGGACTTAAGTTACCTAGTTGGGATGATAACAAAGAGGAAGGTAAAGATAATGGTAAAACGTAATCCATGTAGAGTAAAAAAAGTAGAGTATCGTGAAGATGGTGTTCATATCGTAGAACGCCGTGGTTATGCTCAAGAACGTAAAACAATCGATGGTGTAGAATCTGTCTTCGTAATGGAAGGTGGAGATACAGGCATAGGTTATTGGTATCCGAAGGATGAAGTGACACTCACGAAGGGTAAGTGGACTAATAATACGGGTAAAGTAATAAGTAAGAAGTCTTTCTACAGGCGTGCGAAATAGTAACAAGTTAGGATACTATATTTGGAAAAGAATTAACCAAGACCAAGAGAGATTCTCTCGTAGTAGACCAAAGAATCTGGTTGGTTTGTATGTGAATGAAAAAGATATTCGTGGTTACATAATGGACTATTTCAACTATGGATTTGATTGGGATGACACATCCAAAGAGGAACTATGGGAGCGAAGGTATTGGGATGAAAGAGATGAGGATATATGAGTTTAGTTAGACCAACAAAAGTAAGAATTGATTACTCACCCGAGAAACCAATTTGGGGGGTATTTGCGTGTAAACCAATAATGAACAACGAGGTAATAGAGGAATGTCCAGT